TGTGATAAATCAGACTCATCTTTGCAACAATTGATAGATAATATCGTTGAGATATATCTTCGGACTTTGTACAAACTGAAATTCTTGGCATGATTAAAATTGATTTCACCATCAACGGGTTTACGGACGCTTTGCATTTGGCTGACGACCACGGCTTGTCTGATGCTGAGATCGAGGCTATGAAGCAAGAACGCTACGACAAGTGGGATGATTTTGTCAAGAACCCACCTCCAGTTGTTGACGAGGAATAAGTATGGCAGCACGATTTTGGGTAACAGGCGGCACAGGCAACTGGAACAGCACAACCAACTGGTCTGCGACTACTGGCGGTGCTTCTGGTGCGTCTGTGCCTAGCACTGCTGACACTGCGGCCTTTGACGCTTCCTCTGGCGCTGGTACTGCTACGCTAGACATCAGCCCAGACATTCAAACCCTGACAATGACGGGCTTTACGGGTACGCTTGCATTTGGCACAAACACAATCTCGCTGAACAGCACAGGCACGATCTTTACTGGTGCTACGACTATGGCGGTTAGTGGTACGCCTTTAATTATTTGCACCAACTCAAGTGCAACAGCGAGAACGATTAGCCCAGCCGCAGTCACTGAAGCCAACAGCATTTCGTTTAGGGTTACTGCTGGAACTGGCACACTTTCTCTAACTACAACTCATGCGGTTCGTAATTTGGACTTTACCGATGGAACTAACCCAACAGGGTACGGAGGGGCGTTTACTGGCTCTACAACCAATACAGTTTATGGTGATTTTAAAGCCTCAACAAATATGTCTGGTGTGGCTGGCGCAGGGGTGTTGACCTTTGCAGCCACATCTGGAACAAAAACAATTGACACTGCTGGCGTAATATTTAGCCGCCCATTTACTTTTAACGGCATTGGTGGCACTTTCCAGCTTCAAGCCGCATTGACTTCTGGCTCTACACGCGCCTGCACATTGACCAACGGCACATTGGATTTAAACGGCTACACAGCTACGTTTGGCTCTGTTAGCTCCACCAATAGCAACGTCAGAACATTTGCGTTTGGTTCAACTGGTAAGTTTGTTTTGCTCAGCGTCACCACAGTGTGGACAACTTCGGTTGCGACCAACTTGACAGTCACAGGAACCGACCCACTAATTCAGCTTACAGCTAACGCCGCAACAGGCAATCGTACAATTACTATGGGTGCGGCAGGTGAGGCCAACGCCATCAGCGTTGATGTTACTGCTGGTTCGGACACAATCGGTTTCGGAACAACAAGCGGTTCGTATAAAAACGTAAACTTTACAGGATTTACTGGAACATATAACGCATCAAACAGCATCTTTGTTTTTGGTAATTGGAATTTTGGTGGAACTACTTTGTTGGCTGGTACGGCCACTATCACCTTTTCTGCAACGTCAGGTACAAAAACAATCACATCAAATGGAGTGTCTTTTCCTGCTAACGTCATATTCAACGGTGTTGGCGGCACATGGGAAATGCAAGATGCTTTGTCTGTGACAAATACACTGACCATGACCAACGGCACGTTAAAGCTGAAAGCTGGTACAACTTCTACTGTTGGTGGATTTGCTACATTTGGCACAAACGCTAAGTATTTGTTAAGCACGACATTTGGATCAACAGCTACCATCTCTGATGCCAGCGGTACAAACACCGTTGAGTATTTAACGGTTCAAGATAGCATTGCCACTGGTGGAGCAATTTTTAATGCTTTGGCCATAACAAACGTAGACGCAGGCAACAACACTGGGTGGCTTTTTAGCACTACCCCAAGTATTGGCAATGAAATTACAATGCGTTTGCGTTCATTCACTCAACCTCGGAGATTTTAATTATGTCCATGAATTTGAAAGCTGTAACGACCTGCATGGGTTATCAGCAGATCACTACTTTGTCTAGCGCCACCAATTTGACAGTTCCACAAAGAACACCTAACGGTCTAAACGGCAAGCCCGTATTTGCTTTGATTGTTGCTGAAGGCCAGGCTGTTCGTTGGCGTGATGATGAAACTTCACCAAGCGCATCTGTTGGTATGCCATTAGCAGTTGGTATTCCCTTGCAGTATGATGGTGACTTGACCAACATCCAGTTCATTGAACAAGTTGGCGGCGCTAAGTTAAACATCAGCTACTACATGTAAGGTTAAATATGGCCGTCTTTCTCTCCCCTGTGGGCGGCGTTGCGGCCCAGTTTTTTACCAACACCGGCGCAGTACTGACTGGCGGTAAGCTGTTTACCTATGCAGCTGGTACAACAACTCCTCAAGTCAGCTATACCACTAGCGCGGGAAATGTTGCTCGTACTAATCCTGTTGTTTTAGACGCTGCTGGCCGAGTGCCTGACGGCGGTGAAATTTGGATTTTGCCAGTTTCGTATAAATTTGTATTAAAAGATTCAAACGATGTTTTAATTGCGACATACGATAATATTTTTGGTTCTGGCGCTTTTGCTGTAGCAAATTACACAGGCAACGGGTCAACTGTTGGGTATGCAGTTTCAGGAAACGTGGTTGCTGTTTACATTAACGGCGTATATCAAAATAGAAATACATATTCTGTTTCTAGCACAACGCTGACATTTTCTGAAGCGCCACCTCTTACTTCAAAAATTGAAGTCATGTTTAATTAAGTGGATCAATCATGGCAAACACAAAAATTTCTGCACTGCCTTCAGCTTCTACGCCATTGGCGGGTACTGAAGTATTGCCTATTGTTCAAGGTGGTATTACCGAACAAGTGTCAGTAGCTAATTTAACCGCAGGCCGAGCAATTAGCGCAACTTCTGTTACTGCATCAACAGGTAATTTTGTGGTTGGCACATCGGGTCAAGGCATTGATTTTTCTGCTACATCACACCCTGCTGGTATGACCAGCGAATTGTTGAATGATTATGAGGAAGGTACTTGGACACCAGTTCCAACAGCCAGTTTAGGATCAATCACAAGTTACACACTTGGAACTTGTGATTACACCAAAGTTGGCCGATTGGTTGCAGTCAACTTTTCGGTGACGATTACCAATGCTGGCACTGCTTCTGGTTCTTTGGATGTGCCTTTGCCATTTACAAATGGCGCTGCAATTGCCAACGGCTCGGGTCGTGAAAACGCTTTAACTGGTGTTCAATTACAGTCTAGGGCAAATGCTTCTACTGCAACAATGAATATTCAAACTTACGCAAATACAACCGCAATTGCAACGAACGCACAGATTCGTGCATCCATGACATATTTCGTCTAAGGATAAAAAATGGCTTTGACAAAAGTATCTTACTCAATGATTGAGGGGCAGTATGTAAATGCCTTGGATTATGGTGCGGATTCTACTGGCGTGGCTGATAGCACAGTAGCATTACAAGCCGCAATCAATGCAGCACAAGGCCGAATTGTTTATGTTCCTGCTGGAACATATTTGGTCAGCGACACATTGGCGTATAACTCAGCGGCAAATTTTGGATTTACTAGCCCAGGCATCAAGATCGTTGGTGATGGCATGACCAAAACATTCTTTGACCATCGCGCTGCCAATAAGCCTTTATTTGATATTGATAGCGGTACTCATGGTGGTTCATACACTGCGGCAATGGGCGCTGTGCTGTCCGAGTTTTCAATCATTAACACAGCGGCAACCGCTAGTGCAACTGGTATCCGTGTTCTGAACGCTTACGAAGTCAAGATGGACCACCTTTATATCAAAGGTATGACTTCTCACGGCATTGAGTTAAAGAATGGCCTTTATGCAGATGATGGATGGAACATGGTTTCCATCAAGCAAACGTGGCTTGACACTTGTGCTGGTTGGGGAATCAAAGCTGATGGTAGCGCAGGACGCAATGAAGGTTCTTATACCTATCTTGAACAAGTGTTTTTCCAAACTTGCGGAACTGTAAGCGCTACCACGCCCCCGCCATCTGGCGGCATGATCTGGAAGGGCCAGATTATGACAATGGAACAGTGCGCTTTTGCCAACGGAAATGAAAACGTAGGATTGTTCATTAAGGGGGATTCTGGTCTTGGACAGACTGTTGACCTACGGAACACTACATTTGAAAATTGCAAGAAACGTGGCCTTTACGTTGACGGCGTAAATGTGTTCAAAGGACGCAACCTTCAGTTTTACAACAATGACACATATACAGCAACAGAACAATGCGAGTTTGTTGGCGGCTCTTTTACTGTTAATCAAGTTGATATTGATGGTGTAACTGTTCGAGCAACATCAGGAAATAATGCTTGCACAGCTTTTAAATTAAGCGGTGCAAACGTCAACTTTGATACTTGCCGTGTTCGTAATGTCAACTGGGAAAACTTTGACTTTGCTGGTCAAATTAGGTTTGATGGGTGGCAGTTTGACCACGTAGCAAATTGTGGTGTGCTTCAGGTTGCAAGTTCTAGCAGCGTATTGTTTAAGCCAAACCCACAAATTCCATTTGGCAACACAGTGCCTTTGCGTTTGCGTGGGCCAAATAACCAAACTGGTGTTGGTGTTGCATCAACAAATGGTGAATGGATTGCAGAGCAAGTTGCAAATGGCGGTATTTCTTTAGACATAACAGGTGTTGCCGCTAACACTAGATATTACGTTTATCTGTATGACAACACTGGCGCAACAGCTTTAATTTATTCAACAACTGCATGGGTTATTGGTAACTTTGGTTATCCTGTTAAATCAGACAACCAAGCATTTTTGTACGTTGGAAGTTTTGAAGCTGGCGCAACTAACGGAACAGCAAAAACAACTGCTGGCGGTTGGTTAAATACTATTCTTGTGCCTGGAACGCAAGTTGGTTTAGGACGTTATATGTGGTTTGATGGCTCTGCTGTGTTGCGTAGCAATGCAGCTTTGCCTGTAAACGACACTGACGGAACTGCTGTTTAAAAACCGTACCAGTTCGGACAACTGGAAACCTTAATGCCTGACAGGATCGTCAGGTTGGAAACAAGGAATTGATATGTTGGAAAAAGTAACTCTAGTTGATCTGATTGAAGTTGTCGCAAATGGTTGCGTTCAAGTTCGCACACAAACCGCCATTATGGAAGACGGCAAACAAATCAGCGGCCAATTTCACCGTCATGTAGTCGCCCCTGGTGCTGATTACAGCCAAGAAGATGCCAAGGTTCAGGCAATCTGTGCGGCAATTCATACGCCTGCTGTTATTGCTGCTTATGCGGCAGCGCAAGAAGTTGCACAGCCAGAGTAATTTGGTGTAAGATTAAAACAACTGTATCGGCCCAGTAGACCGAGGAATCTTAGGATTCAGAAAACATGACTGAAGAAGTCCAAGCCCTAGCGGAAGTAGACTCCGCGCCAACCACGGATGTGACGGCCACACCTGAAGTTGCTGAAAGTACGCCGGAAGTAGCTGAAACACAGCCTGCCAAGACATTCTCGCAAGAGGAACTTGACGCTGCTATTGGCAAACGCCTTGCAAGAGAGCAACGTAAGTGGGAAAGAGAGCAAGCAAATCGGTCTGCGGAAACGCAAATCGTGAAGGCTGCACCAACTGCCAGCGTTGATCAATTTGAAAGCCCTGAGCATTATGCGGAAGCATTGGCTTACCAAAAGGCTGAAGAGTTGATCGCCAAACGTGAAGCGGCCAAGCAGCAATCGGCTGTTCTTGAGAGTTATCACGACTTGGAAGAAGAAGCTAGGACTAAGTACGACGACTTTGAACAAGTCGCCTACAACCCTAAACTTCCGATCACAAACGTGATGGCAGAAACGATCCAGTCTTCGGACGTTGGGCCAGAGTTAGCGTACTATCTCGGCTCTAATCCAAAAGAAGCAGATCGCATCTCACGCATGTCGCCATTGAGCCAGGCGAAGGAAATTGGGAAAATTGAGGCCAAATTGGTTTCATCACCCCCAGTTAGAAAAACGACATCTGCGCCAGCGCCGATTTCACCTGTCACCGCACGCTCCGCTGGAGTGTCGGCCTACGATACAACTGATCCTCGGTCTACCAAGTCCATGAGTGCATCAGAGTGGATTGAAGCCGAACGCAAACGACAAGTGAAAAAGTGGGAAGCACAGAACCGCTAGGTCAATTTGTAATCTGGAAAGTTCTTAGATTTGCATCGTTGGCGAAAAGTGGCAGGAGCAATACCCGCCGCCCGAGCGCCAGCAAAAACCGAAGGATAGGTAATACCTTGAAAGCTACATTGAGTTTTAGGCCCGACAACAGCAAGGATCGCAGCTTTTTTGCTGCGGGTTTCTTCGCTGTCAATCGTGCCTGTACGAAACTCACGCAGTTTTTGCCGAGCAGCTTCTGTTCTATGGTATCTTCCGATCTGGCTAGATATGTCAAGATGCCTGTCGCCAAAGTGTTCTTTGGCGGTAACGCATTCAAGATTGTCGGCTCGGTTATCGGTTTTATCGCCGTTAATGTGATGAACTTGTTTAAGGGGGTCAAAATCCTTCAACCAACAAGCCGCAACAACTCGGTGCATAAGACGCTCTCTGCCCAACATAAGGTATCCTTGTGTGTGGTCATGGGGAATGTAGGGGTGCAAATTTCTAAGAATTTTTCCGCAACGCGAGACGGCGTAAAGATGGTCAAACATACGGTATTCAATACCGTCCATCGTAAAGCTAATCATGTTGTGCCTTTCTGGGTGATTGCAAAGACTTCATCTTACCATTGAAATAAGGAATGTATAAATGTCCAATTCTATCTTAACCATTGACATGATCACAAGAAAATCTCTCGAAATCCTTGAGAACAACCTTGTGATCACCCGTAACGTGAACCGCCAGTACGACGACAGCTTCGCTGTTGAAGGTGCTAAGATCGGTTCAACGCTGCGTATCCGTTTACCTGACCGCGCTTTGGTAACTGACGGCGCCGCCCTGCAAGTTCAGGACGACAACGAGCAGTTCACCACTTTGACCGTTGCCAGCCAAAAGCACATCGGTGTCAACTTCACATCTGCTGAATTGACCATGCAATTGGATGACTTCGCAGAGCGTGTGTTAAAGCCTCGTATCAGCCAGTTGGCATCTTCCATTGATGCTGATGTGGCCAATGCGTACAAATCAATCGGTAACACCGTTGGTACACCTGGCACCACTCCTTCTACTTCTTTGGTCTTGCTCCAAGCCCAGCAGAAGCTGAACGAGAACGCAGCCGTGATGTCCCCACGTTACGCTACCGTGAACCCTGCTGCTAACGCTGGCTTGGTTGAAGGCATGAAAGGTCTGTTCAATCCTACAGACACTATTAGCAAGCAATTCAAGAACGGCATGATGGGCACTGGCGTGTTGGGCTTTGACGAGATCAACATGTCTCAGTCAATTAAGCAACACACTACTGGTTCACGCGTTGCCACCGGCAACTCTGTGACCACCACTGTGGCTACTGAAGGCGCTACCAGCATTGCTTTGACCGTTGGCTCTGGCCTGACAGTTAAAGCTGGTGACGTATTCACTGTTGCTGATTGCTTTGCTGTGAACCCACAGACCCGTGAATCCACTGGTTCGTTGTTCCAGTTTGTAGCTTTGGCCGATGCAACTGCTGTTAGCACTGCAATCGTTGTGACTGTTGCCGCTATCTACACCGCAGCCAATGCTTTGGCTACTGTTGACAGCTTCCCTACCTCTGGTAAGGCTGTTATATTTGTAGGCGCTGCATCTAGCCAGTACGCTCAGAACTTGGTCTATCACAAGGACGCCATCACCTTTGCAACTGCTGACTTGCTGTTGCCCCAAGGTGTTGACATGGCTGCCCGCGCAGTTCACAACGGCATTTCCTTGCGTATCGTGCGTCAGTACGATATTAACAATGACCGTATGCCTTGCCGTATTGACGTTTTGTACGGTTTCAGCACGATCCGCCCACAAATGGGTTGCCGCATCTGGGGCTAATTGATTGGGGCTTCGGCTCCTTTCTTCGTAACATCTTTTAAAGGAAATTATCATGGCATTACCTAATGGCGCAGGCGGTTACCAAATTGGTGACGGCAACTTGCTCGAAGCACAACTGACGGTTCAAACTATTCCCACAACCTTGACTGGCGACACCACGTTGACCGCTAATCAAGTAGTTGTTGGTTTGGTTGTTTGCAAAAAAGCCTCAGACGCTACATTGACCGTGACTCTGCCCACAGCAGCGTTGCTCGATGCAGCTATCCCTAGCGCAAAAGTTGGCTCTGCTTTTGAGTTGACAATTTGTAACGACAACAACACTGGCTCTTCGTCTACCGTTCCTGTCACTACAGGCACTGGTATCACGATTTTCGGTTCTGTGACCGTGGCTCGTCATGGCGCACACACATACCGTTTTGTGCGTACCGGCGACGCAGCTTACTCGGCGTTTTTGAAGTAAATAATGGGGGCTTCGGCCCTCATTTTTAAAGGAACAATTATGCCTACAAACACTAAATCTATCGGTGTTGCTTTTGAAGATCAGCAACTAGATGGCGCAATCATGGGTAAATCAGGAGGCACCGCAGGTTTCTACGGTACTGAACCTATTGTCCAAGCTGCCGCCATTACAGCCGTTTCTAATACCGCTACTGGTACTGAACTGGCAACCGCCATCAACGCGCTTCGTACGGCGTTGAAAAACATTGGCATTACTGCCTAAATCAAAAGGGGGCTAATCACCCCCTTTCTATTATGAACATTACACTGACTCACCCCGTCCATGGCGCCAAAGTGGCCACTATGGATTTAGAGGCTGAAATGGATGAAAAAAATGGCTGGACACGCTACAATCCAGACACGCCTTCTGAACCTGAAGCGGCTCCTGTAAACGTGCTGGAAGTTAAGCGCCGTAGAAAAGTGATTACTGAAGAGGTTTAAGCATGACAACTTACACTTGCGGCCAGCAAATTGAACGCGCTCTTAGACTTCTCGGTGTGCTTGCTGAAGGTGAGACGCCCTCTGCGGCCACGTCCCAAGATGCGTTAATGGCGCTAAATCAGATGGTGGACTCGTGGAACACAGAACGTCTGTCTGTGTTCTCTACACAAGATCAAGTCTTTACATGGCCTGCAAGTTTTATTAGTCGCACCCTTGGCCCAACTGGCGACTTTGTAGGCAATCGACCCATTTTGCTTGACGACTCTACATACTTCAAAGCAGCCAACAATGTGTCGTATGGCATTAAGATGATTAACCAACAGCAGTACAACGGTATTGCTGTTAAGACCGTAACGTCCACTTATCCACAAGTAATGTGGGTCAACATGACGTTTCCTGATATTGAAATGTACGTTTACCCAAGGCCCACGCAGGACTTGGAGTTTCACTTTGTGTCGGTTGAGGAGTTAAACAACCCAGCTACCTTGTCCACGATTTTGTACTACCCACCAGGCTATCTGCGTGCGTTTACTTACAACTTGGCCATGGAGTTTGCCCCTGAGTTTGGCGTTGAGCCAAGCCCACAAGTGCAACGCATCGCCATGACGTCTAAGCGTGACTTGAAACGCATCAACAACCCTGATGATGTGATGGCACTGCCTTACGCATTGGTGGCCAACCGCCAGCGTTTCAACATCTATGCCGGTAACTACTAATGAAGACGCCGATTCTTGGCTCTACTTATGTAGCGCGGTCTGTCAATGCGGCAGACGCTCGGATGGTCAATCTGTTTCCAGAGATCGTCCCCGAGGCCGGTAAAGAGCCTGCGTTCCTAAACCGCGCCCCTGGCCTGAAGTTACTCAACACCATTGGCAACGGCCCGATCCGTGGCCTTTGGGCGTTCTCGTCCAATGACACCACGGCCTTTGTGGTGTCAGGCACTCAGCTTTACAAGATCACCACCGCGTATGTGGCCACGTTAATTGGCACAGTGGCCGGTACTGGCCCCGTCAGTCTGGCTGACAATGGCACGCAGTTGTTCATTGCGGCCAATGGCCCCAGCTACATCTACAACAATACGACAAACGCCTTTGGCCAGATCACTGATCCTGACTTCCCTGGTGCTGTGACTGTCTGCTATCTGGATGGCTACTTTGTGTTCAACCAACCAAACAGCCAGTTGATGTGGGTAACACAGCTACTGGACGGCACATCCATTGACCCGCTAGAGTTTGTCAGCACCGAAGGCTCGCCTGATGGCTTGATTGCCGTAACGTCCAACTTCCGCGAAGTGTGGGCATTTGGCACAAACTCAATTGAGGTGTGGTACGACTCTGGCGCCACAGATTTCCCCCTACAGCGCATTCAGGGCGCTTTTAACGAATTGGGTTGTGCTGCCCCTTACTCGATTGCCAAGATGGACAACGGCCTGTTCTGGCTTGGCCGTGACCGCCGTGGCCAAGGTATTGTTTACCGCGCCAATGGATACGCAGGCGTGCGCATTTCTACCCACGCTGTTGAGTGGCAGATCCAGCAGTACGCTGACCTAACGGACGCTATTGCGTACACTTACCAGCAAGACGGCCACAGCTTCTATGTTCTGGTTTTTCCTAGTGCTAATACGACATGGGTTTATGATGCGGCTACGCAAGCCTGGCACGAACGTGCAGGATTTAATAACGGCGCGTTTACCCGTCACCGTGGCAATTGCCAGATGGCGTTTAACAACAAAATTGTTGTGGGCGACTTTGAGAACGGCAACATCTACGCCTTTGACTTAGACGATTTTAGCGACAACGGTAGCATCCAGAAGTGGCTACGTTCATGGCGCGCGCTACCGACTGGCCAGAACAACCTCAAGCGCACAACCCAGCACAGTCTGCAACTTGATTGCGAGTCTGGCGTGGGTTTAAATGGATTTGTTATTCCCGAAACAATTTATCTTGAAACTGAACTTGGCGACTATCTAATTACAGAAAGTAATGATTATTTAATTGCTGATCAAGAAACAGTTGCAACCCAAGGCGCTGACCCACAAGTTATGTTGCGCTTTTCAGATGATGGTGGCCACACATGGTCAAACGAGCATTGGAAGTCCATGGGCAAAATTGGTCAATATTACAACCGTGTAATTTGGCGCCGTCTGGGCATGACAACCAAGTTGCGTGACCGAGTTTATGAGGCATCTGGCACTGACCCTGTGAAGATTGCAATCATGGGCGCAGAACTAATTCTGAGTCCAACGAATGCCTAGCCCTAACGCAACGCCAACGCCAATCACGCCGCCGCGAGTGCCGCTGGTTGACCCTCGCACGGGTCTGATTGATCGCGCCTGGTATTTGTTTTTTCTGTCGCTTAATGACATTGCCACGGCAGTTGTTGACGATGTTAACCTTGCTACTGACTCAGCATCCTTGATCGCGTCCTACGATGCAGCCTTGCGGGCGTTGGCGCAAGAAGTTGAAACCCTACCGCCAGTGGTTACCTTGCCAGTTCCTGACGTATTGGGTGACTGTTGCTCTGCCTTAGAATCCCAAATGGCCGAGATGCAAAAGCAGATTGAGGCTTTGCAAGTTCAACCAATTGTTGACGTTGGCGCAATAAGCGCAAGCATTGCAGCGCTGTCTAGTGCGCCAGTTACTAAGACGGCAGACTTTACCGTTGCCGCTAATGAGACTTGGTTTATCAATAACAAGTCAGGATCGACTTGCACGGTAACTTTGCCTTCTCCGGCCACTTACACTGGCCGTTATTTGACCTTTAAAAACATGCAGGCGCAGACCTTGGTGTCTGCATCTAGCAATGTTGTGCCCATCGACAGCACCAGTGCTGGCACAGCAATCCTCTTGGCAGTTGTAGGAAATTGGGCGACAATGGTGTCTGACGGCACAAATTGGATCATCATGCAACAGGCCGCTAACAATTGCCTATTATTGGAGTAAACCATGACCGTATTAGTAAAGGTACTTGTACCCGCAAAATTTGCCGAAGCAACCCAAGTTACCCAGTACACAGCGACTGGCGTTACTGCCATTATTGACAAGTTTACCGCAACTAACATCAGCGCGTCTGCCGCTACGATCAGCGTGAACTTGGTCACAACCGCAGGCTCTGCTGGTAACACCAACTTGATTACCAAGACCAAGACCTTGCAGGCGTCTGAGGTCTACACGTTCCCTGAACTGGTTGGCCAAGTGCTTGGTGTTGGCGACTTTATCAGTACAATTGCAGGTACAGCCAGCGCAATCAACATTCGCGTTTCTGGGCGTGAGGTGACTTGATGCCTGTAATGTCCCAAGATTGGCAAGAACAAAACCAAGTTAATAAACATGCTTGGTGTTTGGGAAATCAAGACGCAATCAATTTTTTGAATTGCCTGTTTGATGCCGTAGAACTTTGGGATGATTTAATTGATAAAGATGTGCCAATTCAAGATAATCACGTTAATAGGGTATTTACATCGTTGATGTTTTCGCTTCCCTCAAACCCATGGTTTATGGCAAACTACACATATTACCAACCATTAATTATGACTGCAATAAATGGGTTTCACGATGCCAACGAAATGTGCAAAAGTGACAAAAAACATTTGAGAAACCTTGCGTTTCATGTCCGCAATTTTGGGATAGAAATACATATTGCCACCGCATTTTTGATTGGTGGGTTTGAGCATATGCGTAAAGTGTCTCGGGAAATTCGCGAGTTTTACGCTTTTGAAACTTTTGAAGAATGGGAGACTGGCCATGCCTGAACCAATAAGCACGGGAGCAGCAATTTTAGGCGCTGCTGGAGTAGGCGCTTTAGCGTCCCGAAGCGCATCTAAAACACAAGCCGCCGCAGCTGGTCAAGCTGCTGACGTTTCACAAAGGCAATACGAGCAAACCCGTGAAGACCTAGCGCCCTATCGCGCGGCTGGTGTTAACGCGCTTGGTAAATTGGAAGGCATGGCCGACTACACAATGTTTGGCCCAGAGCAGTTTTCAAAAGATCCAGGTTATGGGTTTCGTTTATCCGAAGGCCAAAAAGGACTTGATCGTCAAGCCGCCGCCCGTGGTGGTTTAATCTCCGGCGGTGCTTTAAAGGCGGCTACTCGATTTGGTCAAGAGATGGGATCGCAAGAATACTCAAACGCGTTTAATCGCTATCAAATTGAACGCAACGCTAAACTTGGGCCTTATCAATCTTTGGCCGGTGTTGGTCAAACAACCGCTAATCAACTTGGTCAGTTTGGCGCGGCTAATGCTGCCAATGTTGGCAATTTAATGACTGGCGGCGCGGCTGCACAGGGTGCTGGCCAAGTTAGTATGGCTAATGCCTTTACAGGTGGGTTAGGTACATATTTAAACTACACCCAAAATAATGCGCTATTAGAAGCGTTAAAAAATCGTCGTTCTAGTTATGGCGGCCCAACTGCTAATTTTGGTGGCAGTGGTAGCGGTACATTTGGTGAAGGGGATTACTAATCATGGCACTTGATCCAAACATTGCCCTTGGCGTTAGACCGCTTGAAGTGCCAAATCAGTTGGCGCAGTACGGCCAACTTCAGCAAATCATGGCCGCGCAAGACGCGCAACAAATAAACGCGCTCAAAATGCAAGAGTCGCGCGCTGCGCTAGACGAACGCAATGCGTTGCGTCGTTTAGACCCGACATCGGCTGATTATGAATCTCAGTTGTTTAAAGTTAATCCTACGTTGGGTATTAGTTTCCGCAAAGAGAAATCCGCAACTGAAGCAAGTAACGCTGCCGCTGCGGCCAGTCTTGCTACCGCAGCAAAAGAAAAACAAAAAATAACAGGTCAAGCATGGCGGGACATTAGCAGTCGTCCTTCGGACGCTAATATTACCGCGCATTTAGAAGATATTTCAGAGTCAATTTTATACAGCACCGCTGAAAAAGAGTCTATTACAAAAACTGCGCTTGGTCTTTTAGCAATGCCGTTTGCAGAACGTAAGGCCGTTTTGGCACAGCAAGGCGCTACAACAACCGAATTAAAGCCTTCAACGCAAACAGTCAACCGTAGCGGCTCTACAGATATTGTTCAAGTGCCTGCGTTTAGCGGCGCGCCTACTACAGTTGGTTCTTACGCAGATGTGCCTTTGCCTGCCAACGTGCAAGCGCAAAAGATTGAAATTGCACGACAAAGCCGCCCGCCCCGCGCAGAGGCACAACCTTCTGCGCCAGTCGCCGTGGTGGACGAAGCAACTGGAAAAATAAAATATGTCAGCCGCGAGGACGCTATAAACAAAAGCATGACGCCTGCAAGCGCTATAGAAAGTCTGCCGCCAAAAGAAATTCAAAAACGTGAAGCCGCGTTGCCCCAAGCACGGCAATCAGTTAAAACTATTTCAAACACCATGTCAGTTATTGGTCAAACAGTGGATAGCTTGCTTGCTAACCCAGACGGTATTGATGGCATAACCGGACTTGTATACGGCGTTACACCTGCAATTACTGGCCCCGCACGAAAAGCAAAAGCTGAACTTGATCAACTAAAGAACTTGGCGTTTATACAAGGAATTACTGAACTTCGTGCGGCGTCTAAAACCGGTGCTGCGGTTGGTAACGTAACTAACCGAGAAGGCGATAGATTTGAAAATCTTAAAGCATCATTAGATCGGTCGCAATCAAAAGAAGATTTAATAGCCGCGTTAGAGAAATTAAAAACGCAAGCTGAGCTTACATCGCAATTTACAACAGAAGCGTTTGATGATACATATAGCTACAAGTCTGCTGCGCCTGCCGCACCTGCTGCGGGGCAAGGAACTGGTGGATTTAAATATCTTGGTAAAGAGAACAAATAATGGCTACCAAATACCGTGTTCAAGGCCCCGATGGTGCGGTTCATGTCTTTGAAGGGCCAGATGACGCAACGCCAGCGCAAATAGAATCGTTTGCGGCTCAGACTTTTGGCGCTGCGCCTAAAATTAGTAGCGGCATACCTAGCGCGCGTCGTACTGGCGTTGATCAAATCCCTGGCTATGATAAGCCTGTACCCGCTGCGCCAGAAGCACCTGTAAAAAGATACGGCGGCCCATTGCCAGAAGCATTGATGGCGCCTATTGAAACGGCAGTTGCCTTGGGTACTGGCCTTATTAGCTCGCCTATTGTTGAAACGTCAAAAATTGGCGGCACGCTTTTTAGCGGTAAGTACGGTACGCAAGAAGGCATCCGCGCTGGTGAAGCTGTTGGGCGTAAAGTTCAACAGTTTTTTCAACCCGCTATTAGTCCAACTGCCCAAAAGCAAGTTGAAAGTATTTCTAACGCTTTAGCCAGCACTGGCTTGCAAGGCGTTCCATTAAACGTGTTGGGTGATTTACAGCGCGGCCTGACCCCCGCGTTGCGCGCTACTGCAGATACTGCCCGCGCACCTCTTGCCGCCCGCGCAGAAAATCTAAAGCAAACACGTATTAGAGAAAGCGAACTGGCGGCGCCTCGGATTGACGCGGCCAAAGACGCGTTTGACCTTGGACTTGCACTTGACCCTTCTTTGTCTAATCCAAGTTCAGTAACAAGGCTTAAAACGGGCGCGGTAGGCACCGCAAGTTTGCAAGGTAACTTGTCAAAAATTAACTTGCCGCAAGTAACAAAAATTGCACGCGACGATTTAGGTTTACCCGAAACAATAAAACTTGATAGCAAGGCGTATGAGTCTGCACGCAACACACCCGCTATTAGCGGTGCGTATGACAAAGTGCGGGCGTTGCCCCGTGTGGCGGCTGATGATGCTGTTTTGGCCGATATAGACAGTCTGCGCGTTGCGCCGACAATTGGCGACACTGGGCAATCAGTAGCAATCAATAATTTTATTGATACTGTAAAAGGTCAATTGCAAGGCGGCGCAGATGGGGCAACAGCAGTCACCAGTATTCGCCAATTACGACGCGACGCGCAAGCAATCTATAACCAACAAACAGCAGGTATTAACCCACCGTCACCAGAAGCTATTGCTCGCGCAGACATAAACATGGGCATTGCTCGCGCAATAGAAACAGCAATTGAAAATAGCATTACCGACCCGCGTCTACTTACAGACTTTCGCGCGGCTCGTACAGCGTTGGCCCGCACATACGATTACGAACGCGCCACTAACTTGGCAACAGGCGTAATTGATCCGCAAGCCTTAGCAAAATTAGCCGCTGAAGGACGACCCTTGTCTGGCAAACTAGCAAAAGTTGCAAACGTAGCGGCTAATTTTCCTGAGAACATGCAAGGCGGTTTAATACGCGAGCCTACATTTAGGGAAAAACTTACGCGGTCTAGCGCGGCGGGTACAGTAGGCGCAATTATGGGGTCGCCGTTTAGGTTGCCAGGCGCAATTATTGGTGGCGGTGCAGGTGCTGCGGCGGGTAATGTTGCCGCTGGGGTTGCCGCACGTCGTATGGCCACGCCTGCGTACCAACGCGCCAACGCTATGCCTACCGACTATCGTCCTGTCCCACTTGGTACAACCCCCGCTGACATCAACTACGCGCCTGGTCAAATGGTGCCATATAACTTTGCTCAACAGACATTTACCCCGCCTAATTTTGTAATCCAACCAAATCAATACGGCCCTCAAGTCACACCTAACGCGCCTAATATGGTTAATGCGTTAGCAGGCCCATCTGCCGAAAGCACTATGGGTGGAATAGCAACTGAAAGGGCGCGCGCGGCTGCAATGTCTCGCACGCTTGGCCAGCAAGCTGAAGCACAACAAGCCGCTGCTGAAACCGCCGCACGTCAGCCAGCGCGGGGCGGTGCAATACTTGAAGTTGATCCTATTACAGGCAAAGTCACCATCGGCGCTGAAGGTGGCCGTGGCATCACGCCAGCCACTCAGGTTATTGAAAGCACCGGCAAGAACTTGCAAGGCGCTGCCGATTTGTTGGCGTCTGGTAAGTCACCAGCCTTGATGACTGCCGAACAAAGAATTGCTTGGGAAAAGACCAAAGTTGATTTGGCCGAAGTTATGCCAGGCATGAAAGCCTTGAGCGACAAAGCCATTGCTGCCAAGATGCAAGACCGCGCTTGGGTGCAACAGTCTTTGGATAAGGC